AACTACAAGTAAACCTTCCACTAGGACTTGAAATAGGAACCTGCATCCATGGATCTATGTTTTCCATAACCGACTCAGCGGTACTATATATGCTAGGGTCTAAACCTATTTGATTGACTACACGAGATATGCCCTCATCAAGTTCATTTATTTCATTAAGGATTCTGCGTTTTTTGATTGAAGTAGAAACAGCCATCTTAAACCTCCTCTCTTATAGTAACAATGCCTAACCCAATACCTCATCGATACATTCTCTAATGGTCCAGCTTTCACCAGTAGTTAATGGCACAGTATCAAGAGGCATAGCTTGCCAATTAAATCTACCTATCATAGTGCCCGACCTACCGACAACAAACATTTCCCAAGTGTGTGGAATTCTTGCAAGTGCAGCGCCTTCTTGATTCCACCCTTCTTGTGCAGCCTGAGAATTATCGGCCATGTTATCTGATTTATTTCTTAACGCCTTACCCTTTAGCAAGGAGTAAACTTCACATTCATCTGAAACATTTACGTTCACCTTTTCCGCAACAGGGAAAGTAATGAACGGATAGGTCTCTTTCATGAAAGAACTAATCTCTTCATTTGTTCCGGTTTCCATCAAACCTTGAGCGAACTGATTACAAGGGAAAGCTACTACACTAAACCCTCTATGCTCAAACTCTTCCTGTAATTTCTGTAGCTGCCAAAAATGCCTAACAGATCTTGCATAAGACCAGAACGTGGAGCACTGAGGTGTATAGTTGTATTTTGAAACAGTGTTAACTATTAATGTTACCTTACCCTTAAACTGTTCCATAAAATTGTCTTCACCGTCTATTGACTTAACGGGTATATCATATATAGACACTATATTACCTCACATTTTGATTCAATATAAACTTCTTCCAAAATAGGATCCTCTAACTTTACAGCACATCCGTTGCTGTCTAGGCTGAAAATTAATCTACAATCAAAAGGAATAGTCAGATCGCCTTCTGCCAATAAAATGTCTCCATCATTAAAAACTATATTCAGATCCGCAGAGCCCTTAAATATTGATAGAGTTAATTCGGTATCACTTTTCTTTTCTACAGAAAACTCTTCATCACCAAGCGGTGTAATGACCTTCATCTTAGACGGAATATTATCCATTGTATTCAACCTCTTTCATTTCGGGCTCCTGAAGATCAGGCAATCCATCATGCCTAGGGCCTATTCTTTCACCCTTCTCATTCAAGCCAGTACGTATTCCATTCATCCATGTCCACGGCTCGTCACGCAACTTCTTCATCTTAGCATCGCTGTAGGCCATTCTTTCATTCATTAAATCAGGTTTATCCCACAAATACTCAACCTCAACTTCCATTTCTGGCATTAAGTTAGATGGGTAAACAGAAAAAAATATGAACGGCATACCCGCAGGAAAAACTACTGGCTCATTTACCTTAGTTATTTTCCAGGCAGCCTGGACCTCGTCGGGCCACCAGTCTGAAGGGATACTGGCCGTAAGCGGAACTGCTCCATCAATAAAATAGTTTGGCGAACCACTAATCCAAGTATGATATCCAGGGTCAGTTTTAAATGCCCAACCAATATGAAAATCAATCATACCTATCTTATTACAGTTGGCGATAGTCCTACCTCTGTATACATCACCCTCAACGATTTTGGGGACACTGTTGCCACCTTCCCAAGTGACAACAATGTCCTGCTGCAAAATGGCTTCCCAACCATTTACGTTTGCAGCACTGAGCGGTAAACACCTATAAGCATGTTTGTTATAGGTGTCATCCATCCAGTCTCTTTTCAGTCTCGACTGTTTGATTTCAGGAGAGATCTGATGTGTTCTTATTAATGTAAGCTTAGTCACTACCTAGCTCCTGCTACATACTGTTGGTACTGACCCATATTACTCATGTCGCCACCTTGCGTTTGCCATTGCTTGTAACTTTCCATAGCATACTTCTGTATTTCCTCAAGAATTATTTCTCTTAATCTAGACTCATCCATACCCTCAGGTAATACTGTTTTAACAGGCGTATCTGAATATGAAACAGTTACCTTCTCTGAATTAAAAGAAGGTTCGTAAGGTTGATTATTTGTCTGACCAAAGTCTCTAGAGAATCCACCATGCTTATGAGCATCGTCGTTATAGTCAAACATTGTCACTGCGCTGTATTTTATGCCTGAGGTTACTGGTTTTGAAGCATGCGCAAAGATGTATGTTGATGGAAAGAAAACACTATCCCCAGCTTTTGGAGTATAGGTCAAGTCCAAGTATGGGAAGTAAAGCTCCCCGCCTTCATAGTCGTCATTGAGATACGTTACGCATGATACAGTGCAGATATAGGAGAAGCCATGATCTGTATGAACGCTGAAGTGTTCGTTCACACCATATCTTACAAAGTTTATTGCTTCCATATAATTCATTGTTATGCCGTATGCTGAACAATAATCTTTTAAGCAGTCTTTTTGTGCACTGGCTACGGAATTGTATACGTCAATTACATCAGAAAACTCTTCTGGCGTCCCAGATATATATTTTTCATCCATCTTAAAGTCAACACAATCTCTGTAGTCTGGCATCTTAACGCCCTCGCCAACAAGAGAGTCATGCCACTTAAAGTAGTCATGACTACTGTCACGTAAAGCCGTCTCTAACCTAATTGGAACATTGACTTCTGGTGATACAGAATTATTATATACTACGATACCTAATTTGGGATCACCTAAATATTCTTTTTTCACTTATTCTCCTTACTCAAAATGTGCCAGAACCCTGTACATGTTGATCTATTACCAGATTTTACTTCCGTTACCACATGCATATGTTTTTCATCCGAAGGGAAATATATTGCCGATCCAGCTGCTGGTTCTATCTCTATATCTAGATCAGGAAAAACCAGATTACCTCCCTCAAAGTCATCTGTCAAGTATATTATAGAGCTAATATCCCTACTAGGATAACCGGTGTATGTCGGTAGGTCAGACCAACAATCAGCATGATACTCTAATGTCCAACCAACTTCATATCTTACCACCGTACCTATGCCCTCTTCCCCTACCTGACACAAGAAGTCCTGTTCGATATTATTTTTAAGTATTAAATTTTTTTCTACTAGTATTCTATTTTCCGATGCTGATTCTATAGTTGTATAGCTATTTGGTGAAAGTTCATCATCTGACCAATCGGACTTATCTAAGGCTAATCTTACATCTTTTATTTCTTGGTATGTAAATAAATTATTTAATATATATATGTCTTTTATCTTAGTTTTTCTCATTTGAGTTCCGTAATTGTATAAAAAGATGGAGTTGTCCATCTTTCTCCAGAAATCATCTGCTTTACACCATGAAGATAGTTTATGTCTCCAGGGTGAGCAACTGCTAAGCCAGGCTCTATCTTTAGTTCTATATCAAACTCTGGATAGTAAAACTCTCCACCTTCAAAGTCTCCATTCCAGTATATTATAGAGTTAATATCATAAGTTGGAAAAGGATTCGGAGAACCATCATTTAATTGCTTATCAGCATGAGGTTGCTGCTCGTTGCCAGGAAGCCATCTAATCAAAACAGGAGGTCTTTGATATAAACTAACAGAAAACTTATCTTCTAATAGTCTCTGCATCTTCTTGATATATTTATCAATAAGATTATAAATATCAGGATTTAATTCACCTATAATTCTTCCGGAACACATTCGATCCCACCAATACGAAGCATCGTAGGTGCAAGTCCCGTCTTCATTAAACTCATCTTGCATAGGGTTTTCCCATCTATCTATAGTCGGGAAAAAATCCTGTAGCAGTTTTAAGTCATCAAGTTCAACAAAATTTTTCTCTATAACAATGTTATCAACAGAGTCACCAAAATAGCCAGGTTCTATCAAAGACTTTTCTTCTACATTTAAATCCATACTAATAAGTATATCATACCCTCCCCTTAAGCATCAAGCCAAGGGGAGGGTAGATTTTACTTGAAGCTAGGCGGGAAATATGGTGGGAAGTATGGCGGGAAGAATGGCGGGAAGAACGGTGGGAAGAATGGCGGGAAATATGGTGGGAAGAACGGTGGGA